AAGGGCCTCACATTCTACATGTTTCAGCAAGGAAGAGTGCAAAAGGTCTAACCATTCTCACAGAAAAAAAATTAGAAATGATTGAACAAGACGGGTACACTTATGAAGAACTCCAAAAGTGGGAAACCAGAGCAAAAATAAATATCAGATACTTTTTGGAGTTTGAGCAATGGCTAAACACATATCGAGCAAGTAAAACATTTACAATCAGAGACTCATTATTTGGACATCTACTTTAGCAAAGGGGGCAAGCAAGATGGATAAAAAATATGTATTCTTAACTTCCGTTTTTGTAGCCTGTTTAGTGGTGGCAAACATGATTGCTTCAAAACTTGTAATGATAGGGGCTTTTGTTTTCCCCGCAGCAGTAGTGGCGTACCCAATAACTTTTTTAATTACAGATGTTGTTGGAGAGGTGTATGGAAAAGACGCCGCGACCAAAGTAGTGCATGCAGGGTTGATTGCTTCACTTTTTATGGTAGTTCTTGTTTGGTTGGGAAAGATGCTTCCTCCCGCTCCTTTCTGGGCCGGCCAGGAAGCCTATGAAATGATTCTGTCAGGAACACCACGTATTGTATTTGCAAGTTTAGTTGCTTATTTTATTTCACAAACACATGATGTTTGGTCATTTCACTTCTGGAAAAAGAAAACTGGAGGCAAGCATCTCTGGTGGAGAAATAATGCATCAACTATCACCTCACAAATAATTGATACTGTGATTTTTATTGGGCTTGCCTTTGGTGGGGTGGTGCCTGTCGCTGTTTTACTTGGAATGATGTTCAGCCAGTATGTAATAAAAGTAGGAGTTGCTTTAGCAGACACCCCTTTCTGCTACTTGCTGGTTCACTGGCTAAAAAAGGAGGCTCTTTAGATTATGTTGAAATCTGACTTACAAAAAGCACTTGAGCAAGTCAAACCAGGGCTCGCAAGCAAAGAATTTATTGAGCAATCCACCTCGTTTGCTTTCATGGACGATAGGGTTGTAACCTATAACGATGAAATTAGTATTAGCCATCCAATTGAAGGTATGAATCTGAGAGGGGCAGTTAAGGCTGAAGAACTGTATCAATTGATATCAAAACTGCCCCAAGAAGAATTTCAAATTGAGATAGGGGAGAAGGAAGTACTAATTCAAAGCGGGAAGGTGAAAGCAGGCCTAACACTTGAAAGCAAGATAGTCCTTCCTCTTGCTGAACTTTCTAGTATTGGAGAATGGAGGGCTCTACCTGAAGGTATTGTAAAGGCCATAGAGTTCGTTCTGCCTGCAGCGTCCTCAGATATGAGCAAGCCTTCACTTACTTGTTTGCATATCCGAACAGACGGCATTGTAGAAGCAAGTGATAATTTGCGAATCACGAGATTCAAAACCAAAACTATGCCAACAGGCTCTTACTTACTCCCAGCATCAATTGCACAGATACTCATAAAATACCCCATTATTGAGATTGCTGAAGGAACCGGATGGAACCATTTCAGAACAAGAGAAGGAACTGTATTTTCTTGCCGTATATTTGAGGGGGTTTTCCCAGATGTTGATGCAAGCGGTATCATGGACGTGAAAGGAGAAACGCTGGAATTACCCAAAGGGTTGTCAGATATACTTGATAGGGCTCGCGTGTTTGCCAAAAGAGATTTTGCCCTTGACTCAGAAGTGTTAATTTCAATCCGTGATAAAAAGATTATTGTCAAGGGGCAATCAGAATATGGGTGGTTTGAAGAAGAGGCAAACATTCGATACAACAATGCCCCTATCACATTTTACATTCATCCTGATTTTCTCAAGGAGATGTTGTCTGCGACAACGGCGTGTGTTGTAGGGGAGAGTTCCATAAAATTCACAGGAGAAAATTGGGAGCATGTTATCTGGTTAAAAGGAGGGGAATAAATGAAAAGCGGGTTTTTCACGATAAAAGAAACCCCATCTTCAAAACGCCTACCAACAGGCAAGCCTGCTTCTTGCGCATCTTGTGGGGCGTATCAATTTGTTCTTTCTCCTAAAATGGAACCGTTTGGCAATTTTAAGAAACGAATTCTCAACATCGGGGAAGCCCCAGGGGAAGATGAAGATAAAAAAGGACGGCAGTGGCAAGGCAAAGTAGGGCGGAGACTCCAGAAGGAATATGCTCAATTAGGTGTGGATTTGTTTGATGATTGCCTGAACATCAATTCCATAAACTGCCGCCCCGTGGATAAGGCAGGCAATAATCGGACGCCTACGGCTAATGAGATTCAATGCTGTCGACAGAGGGTTTTGTCAGTCATTGCTGAGTATAAGCCCAATGTCATTGTGCTGGTGGGAAGCAAGCCGGTTGAATCAATCATTGGCAATATATGGACAAAGGATTTGGGAGGCATTGGGAAATGGCGCGGTTTTGCAATTCCAGACCGCTCACTCAATGCCTGGCTCTGTCCAGTATGGCATCCGTCATACGTTGAGAGACAGCAGGGATTTGATGAGATTGAAACAATTTGGAGGCATGACCTCGAATGGGCCCTGCGATATGCGGATACCCCACTGCCAGAATTTGAAAATGAAGAAGACCAGATTTCCATTATTGAGGGTGAAAAAGCGGAGCGGGTATTGAATAAATTACTCCGGACCAAATCGCCGTTTGCATTTGATTATGAGACGACGGGGCTGAAATCCCATGCTCCTGGGCATGAGATAATCTGTGCATCCATTTGTTTTTCACATGATAGAGCGTATGCGTTTCCAATTGCATCGGCGTCTGATGCAGTTAAAGAATTATGGAAACAGGTGTTGTCTGACCCAGAAATTCCTAAGATTGCGCATAATATGAAATTTGAGCATCAATGGTCGCAGAATATTCTTGATACGGAGGTGCGCGGATGGGAATGGGATACCATGCTTGCCGCTCATATTTTGGACAATCGACGGGGCGTCTGTTCGTTGAAATTCCAGACATATATAAATTTTGGGGTGGTTGGGTATGATGATTTTACCGCCCCGTTCTTAAAAGGGGCAGATGCGAAGAATAGCAACAGTATGAATAAGATACGTGATATATGGCAGGACAGAAACGGCCGGGAAAAGTTGCTTAAATATTGTGGACTAGATTCCCTGTTTACTTATCGCCTAGCAGTGAAGCAGAAGGGGTTGTTGCTATGAATGCCATAACAAAAGAAGCGTATGAATTACTGCATAAAGGAACACTTGCCCTTGCCAATGCAGAGCAGGCAGGTATGCGGATTGATTTGGAATACTGTGAAAGAATGAAGCATCGTTTATCGAAGAAAATAAGCATGCTGGAGAAAGAATTCAAGGCAACAAAATTTTACAAGCACTGGGCGCATGTAGCAAAGAACCCAAATATTGATTCTAATTTTCAATTGGCGCATTTCCTTTACAATGTCAAAAAATTAAAACCTGTTCGTTTGACTGCGAGCGGTAAGGGGGCGGTGGATGAAGAATCTCTTGCACAGTTGAATATCCCCGAGGTTGGTCTGATTGTGCAGATGCGGAAATTGCGAAAAATACGAGACACGTATTTAGATGCTTTCGTCAGAGAACAGGTAAACGGAGTGATTCATCCATTCTACAATTTACACACCGTGCGCACTTTTCGCAGTTCATCAGATCGTCCTAATTTTCAGAATATCCCAAAACGGGATAAAGAGGCTATGGCGCTTTGTCGTAAGGCAATTTATCCCCGTCCAGGACATCAGTTGCTTGAGATAGATTATGCGGGTATTGAGGTCAGAATTAGCCAGTGCTACCACAAAGACCCCACGATGCAGAAATATATTGAAGACCCTCATTCTGACATGCATCTGGATATGGCTGGGCAGATTTTTCTTTTGCCAGATATTGATAAATCAATTCCGGAACATAAAGTGCTCCGTAATGCAGCAAAGAATGGGTTTGTGTTTCCACAGTTTTATGGCGATTACTATGCAAATTGTGCGGAAAATATGGCCTGTAGATGGGGAGGGTTGCCAAAGGGAAGATGGAAACATGGGCAGGGAATTACTATGCCTTCTGGCACATTATCAGACCATTTGTTAGCAAACGGCATCAGTTCTTATGAAGCATTTGAGAATCACGTCAAAGAGGTTGAGAAAGATTTTTGGGGTCGGCGGTTTATGGTCTACCAACAGTGGAAGGAGAAATGGTGGCGCCGATACCAAAAGAATGGTTACATTGATACCTTGACCGGCTTTCGGTGCATTGAGCCCATGAGGAAAAATGAATGCCTTAATACACCCATTCAAGGGGCGGCGTTTCATTGCTTGCTTTGGACCTTCATTGAAATTGACCGCATTGCTAGGGAAGAAAATTGGGATTCCCGCCCTGTGGGCCAGATTCACGATGCTATCGTTTTGGATGTTGCTCCAACGGAATTGGATTATGTATTTGAAACTGTTCGTCGAGTAGCATGTGAGGATATAAGGAAAGCATGGCCCTGGATTATCGTTCCGTTGGATGTTGAAGCAGATATCTGTCCAGTTGATGGCCCATGGAGCGAAAAAGAAACATACCAAAGAAAGGAGGAGGATGGTCTTGAAGGAGAATTTGACGGTGAACGAGTTGATGACCTCGAAGGCTGATTTGGAGATGGAGATAATCAAACACGTTGCCCGGGCAACAAGGTATTTCATAGCAACAACAGGGGTGCCGATAAAGAGCATTAAGATATTATTGCCATCTGAACCGCAGAATCTGGGTATGGATGCAATAGTCACCCTTGATTTGGATGTGCTTGATGCCGTTGCCATGAATACTCCAGCAAGGAGTAATGTGGCGGGGGATGCCCCTGGGCAGCAGTATATCTTTGGAAGTGAACTCTGATGTCTTTGTACCACAAATATCGCCCGGCAGAATTTGATGCCATTATAGGTAATGAGGATATCGTTAATTCTTTGAAAGCCGTATTGCGGAAAGAAGATAAGCCGCATGCTTTCCTTCTTTATGGCCCTACTGGGTGTGGCAAGACCACGTTGGGCAGAATTATTGCCAATGAATTGGGTTGCAAAGGGGCTGATTTCAGGGAAGTGGATTCTGCTGATTTTAGAGGGATAGACACAATACGGGAAATCAGGCGAGTGTCTGGCTACAAAGCAATTGAAGGGGCTTGCCGAGTTTGGTTGTTGGACGAATGCCACAAACTTTCTAACGACGCGCAGAATGCCCTTCTAAAAGCACTTGAAGATACCCCATCGCATGTATATTATATCCTTGCAACAACTGATCCACAGAAACTCATAGCAACGATTAGAGGTCGATGCGCTCAGTTTCAGGTTGCATTGTTGGGTGATTCTGAGATGATGGCATTATTAAGAAGGGTTGTAAAGGGTGAAGGGGAGTCTTTGCAGAAGGTAGTGTATGAACAGATTATTTTGGATAGTCAAGGACACCCCAGAAATGCTTTGCAGATTTTGGAACAAGTGCTGGCTGTGGAAGCAGATAAAAGACTGGGCGTTGCTCAACGTTCAGCGGAGCGACAATCGCAAACTATTGAATTGTGCAGAGCATTACTTAACAACTCCGGGTGGAAATTGATTGCTGGCATTTTGAAGGAATTGAAGCAGGAAGACCCAGAAAGCGTTAGAAGGGCCATTCTTGGATATTGCAATAGCGTCCTGTTGGGAGGGGAGAATGAGCGGGCAGCAAAATTGATGGAGATGATGTTGGAGCCAACGTACAATACTGGATGGCCGGGAATAACATTTGCCTGCTACGCTGTTGTCTGCGGGGACTGACCCTAAATGGAACCCCAGCCAATCAATATAATAATAAGAAGGGGGTAGATGAAATGAATTATGAGAGAGATATGGCGATAGATGAAAGTGGGTTGGATGTTGAGTGGCTTGCACAACCTCGCTTGATGATGAAGTATGCACAGATTGCTTCAGAAACGAAGAGAAAAGCAGATTTGAAAAAAGAAGAATTGGAGATTGTAAAAGCACAATTGGATTCTGCGGTACGGGCAAATCCGGAGCAGTATGGCATCGTCAAAGTCACTGAGTCGGCCATTCAATCCGCCATAATTTTGCAAGAGCAGTACCAGACCATAAGTAAAGAATTGATTGATGCCAGATATGAGCAAGACATGGCCCGTTATGCTGTGCAAGCAGTGGGCGACAGAAAAGATGCGCTTGAGAATTTGGTAAGGTTGCATGGCGCGCAGTATTTTGCAGGCCCTCGAATCCCACGCGACCTTGATAAAGAGTGGGAAGCAAAAATCAAGCAAGATGAAGCGAATGCAAAAGTGCGCATCAATCGAAGGAGGTGAGCATTTGAAAGCATTGATTTTAATAATAGTTTTGTTTCTAGTTTTGCCGTTTCTTGTATATCTTTTCAGCAAGATTCAAATGGTCGCCTGGCTGAAAGCAATAGAAGAAGAGATGCATCTTGTACCGGTAAAAATAAAATCGAAGAAAAAGGAGGAAGTTGTCAATGGCAAAGAAGAAAAGCGTGTTCAGGGGTAAGGTCTCAAGCAATGTTCAGGAAATGAAAACAAAGGCATCGCAGTATGGGTATCTGAATCTGCCCAAAGGGGTAAATGTTTTTTCGCCCCCTACAGAAGGCAGAATATTTGTGGATTTTATGCCATACATTGTTTCAGACCCAAAGCACCCAGATAGGAATGATGAGACAGGGGTAGCACAGGTCGGGGAACTCTGGTACAAACGCCCATATAAGGTTCACAGAAGCGTCGGCCCAAATAATGATTCCTATGTCTGCCCGACATCAATTGGCCTTCCCTGTCCCATTTGTGAATATCGGGCAACCAGAAAAATGGATGGGGCAGATGAAGAGGAACTTCGGGCGCTCAAGCCGTCGAAGAGAAATCTGTATTGTGTTATTCCGCTGAAGGACAAGAAATTGGAAGAGAAGCCCCATATATGGGATATCAGCCAGTTTCTCTTCCAGGATAAATTGAACGATGAACTTGACGAACAGCCTGATTTTGAAGTGTTCCCAGACCTTGAAGAAGG